TCATGTCGCGCTTGAAAACCTCAGAAGGAATCAAAACAGAGTGAGCAGCAACAGAAACGCCAGAGCGTTGGAACTCGTCCGCAGCAATTTTGCTAAATTCAGCTTCTACACCATCCTTACGGCCAGTAGCAGCCATTTGTACGGCACGCTTAAAGCTAAACTGCTCGCCCATTTTAGCGCGCTCTTTTTCTTCAGAGTAAGAAGCTCCGCCGCTCAAGTTAGCAGCTTCGGCAGCGCGAGACTGCAATTTTTCCAATTTAGAAACCTCAGAGCTGATAGCATCCAAGCGGCTGTCAATCTCGTCCAAACGAGCAGACTCGCTGTCGCTCATTGAGCGGGCTTCTTTCTCGATGTTGTTTTGTAGAGTCTGCAACTCGCTTACCAAGCGACCGCGCTCCTCTTTCAAAGCTTTAATTTTGTTCATTTTATAAGTTTTTAATTGTTTTCTAGTTTAAAGGTTCTTATATCTAGCCAGGACCAGCTTAATAACGTCGCTGCTCGCCTCGCTCTTTTCTGCGTCGATAAGTTCGCGCTCGTCTTTAGCGGCTTGCAAATCGCGAGCGCTTACGGCTGTGCCTTCGTAGGCTGGGTAGGTAACAGGTGAAACGTCATAAAGGCGCTCGATTTTATTAATAACCCGCTTGCCATTAACGCCGTACTTGTCAGAGCTGCGCCACTCGCTGCCGCCCTTAGGAACGGTAAAAGCAAAAGAGCTTTGCGTAATGTCGCCGCGCATAATAGAGCGAACCCAACTAACGTGCGTAGGGTTCTCGTAGTCAGGTGTAAAGCTATACCCCAGCTCGCCGCTTTCGGTTAGAAAAACCTTAGCCGTGCCGCTTGCCGTTCTGCCTAGCACCTGATTAGGGTCATGGTTGCCCAGAACTCTAACGTCGTCGCTCAGCACTTCGTCAAAGGCTCCAGGGCTTATAACTTCCTCAGCGAACCCGAGGTCAGTAGCCTGATTAACTACGGCGGCAACTCCGCGAACCTCTGCGGGCATCTCTTGCCCCTCTTGCATACGGGCCTCAATAGTGCCAATAAATGCGCGGCGTTCTGTATTATTACTCATTGCTTAAGCTTGTACGTTATTGTTATTCCCGTCGGGGTTATTGTTTTTAAGTGCGGCGCTAGTCAGCTGGTCAATTTTGGCCTGCATATAGGCGTTAATTTGCTCAGAGGGCATAAGGTTTGCCTCAATCAAATAAGAGTCACCGCCTTCAAAGCCGTTTGCATCCTCAAATTGACGGGCCTCATTACGAGAAAGCCAGCCGCCGCGTATTCCTTTGTTATAAAAGTCTGCGCGATCGTTAGCCGTTGCTCTCAGCAAGCTGTTAAAATTAAACTTGAAGTAATAGTTAATTTTATCGGCTTCGGTCAAAAGCTTGCGGCGCATCTCTTGCTCTATGTTAATAGCGTAAGCCATCAAAGTGCGGCTGTAAAAATCTTGGTACTCTTGCTCGACGCTACTCTTTACCCCGTCTTTATTTGCTCCAATCATAGAGGCAGGTACACCAAATATGCGGGCAATTTCCTCAGCGCTAAACTGGCGCTCTTCTAGAAACTGCGCCTCTTCTGGGCTCATGCTTAGTTTCTCCATTGCAACCCCAGCAGGCAATACAGTAGAGCGGCTAGCGCCGTTAATTACGTCGTCTAGGCTAAGCTTCAAGCCCTGCGCCTGTTCTGGCTTAATTTGGTGCTCAGACTTAAGCAAAAATTTAAGCGTTCCGTTTTTGTATATGTCAGCGCTTGCACGAATAGCAGCAAGGTCAACGCCTAGCGTTTCTGCGTGAATCTGAACAGGGCTGCGGCCCTCTAGTACGTTGTCAACGCAAAGCCCTTTAAAGTGGAGCATATCCACAGCGGGAACCAGCGTAGGGTAGCCAGGCGCTGAGACTTTGTAAAACAGCTGCCCGTCGCTCAAAAGAGGCTTAACGTAGTCGGCGCTAATTGGGTGGAGCTCAACAGCAATAAAACGCGCGTCTCGATTGATAAAAGCGTAAGCGTTACCACGAAGCGCGAGCTGCGCAACCTGGTACTTCAAAAAGTCAAATTTCGTTTGGTAAGCGTTAGGCTCGTTAATAACAGCGCTAGCGTAATGCGCACGGGCTACCCGCTTGCCGTAGTCCTGCTCTTCGTAAAGTTTAAGATCAAGGGCAGCAAGGCCGTCAGATATAACGCGCACGCAAGCGTGAACGGAGGCAATAGACAAAGCGCTACGGGTGTTAACCGCTTGACCGCTAGCCGTCTGAGCGCCGAATACGTTGGTTAAAGCGTTCAAAAGCCAGTCAGCTGGAGCGCTTAAAGAGCTTCGGCGTTCTATCTTGCTAGGGCTAAAAAGCCGCTTTAGGCTAAACTGCATAGGGCGAATTTATACCTACGCGCGCGTAACGGGTGCAACTTTCTCCCATTGTTAGCGGTTTTCTTTTAGCCATCTGCTCAAAGTTGAGCGAAATACCCCGTAATCCTTGAAGCGTCTGCGGTTGAAAATAGCAGCGTAGCGCTCCTCGATTTTCTCATAAGCTTCGGCGTAAGTCTTGCTAGTCGGCAGCTCCTTATAGAATTCCTTTATAAAGTCATCCTTAAAGGTTAGCCAAGCGTCTGTACGTTTCATTTTATCCCCCTTTTTTTAATTCCTATATTGATATAAACCAAAAATCGCCCTCACCTTTAGCGGCCTCTTGCATATAAGTTCCTAGAGCCATTACAATAGACACAGGTCCGTCTACTTTGTCGCCGCTCTTAGCTTTGTCTATTTTGATATTATCGGCTGGGTCTCTTCTTAAAAGTATGTTGCCCATTTGCCAGCGCGTTACTGGGTTGTTGCCGTGCTTAAGCCTACCAACTCTTACAAGTCGCTCCAGCTCTTTAGTTGGGGCGCTCATAGATACAAAGCCCTGGCCAAACGGGTAAAGCGTTAGCCCTTCGTTCTGCAACTCAATAATTAACTGAGAAGAGTTAAAGCGGTCAAAAGCTATCTCTTTAATTTCGAACTGCTCGGCTAGGTCTAAAATATCGGCTTTGATATAGTTGTAATCGGTTACGTTGCCCTCGGTTTCAATAATTAAGCCCTGACGCACCCAGTCTCTGATATTTGCGCCCGCTGTGTCGTTTCTTTTCTTTACCGCCTCTTCGGGTAGGTAATACCGAGTTATAACGCTGTCGGCTTCTGGGAAAAACAAAGAGAAGGCGCAGAAGTCGCCCGTACTAGCAAGGTCAAGCCCCCCGTAGCATTCTAGGCCCGCAAGGCTCGAATAACTCAGCTCTGGCTGGTCTTTGCTCCAAACCGCGTCAGCTATCCAAGTTTGCGCCGTGTCGGTCCAGACGTTTAGCAGCTTAGTCTTAAATTCTACCTCTTTGTGCGTTAGTTCCTTGGCTTCGTTAATACTTTGCTCCAATTTCTTAGGGTATACCGATACGCCCCAGTTTGGATTAGCTTTTGCCCAGGTTTTCGGGTCTGTCCAGTCGTCGCCAAGATCAAGCGAGTAAATTACAGTAAAAAGGCTGTCATCCTTAAGCGCCCCCGCTAAAACTTGGGAACAGTACTGCCTATGCTTATAGCAAGGCCCTTCGCGGTTAAATCCTGCCGTGGTAATGGTAAAAAGCAGCGGCTGCCGCCTTGCGCCCATTGAGTTGTAAATAACGTTATAAAGTTCGTCGTTCGGGTGCGCGTGGTATTCGTCAATTACGCAAAAGTGCGTATTTAGGCCGTCCTGCTTTCCTGGGTTCCATTCTAGCGGCTTGTAAAGGTTATCGCCGTAGACTATGCGCCTGTTATGTATTGAGTTCTGAATTACTAGCTCATCTTTTAACCAGTCCTGCGCTTGGCACGCTCTAACGCTTTCGCCGAAAACCATCATTGCTTGGTCTAACTTAGTTGCAGCACTATAAACCTGCGCCCCCGCTTCGCCGTCGGCTAGTAGCCCGTAAAGCATTATAGCGCTAGCAAAGGTACTTTTCCCGTTTTTGCGCGGCACTTCAATATAAGCACGCGAAAACCTGCGAGCGCCATCAGGGCCAACAAAGCCAAAAAGGTTTGTAATAATAAAAACCTGCCAAGGCTCTAGAATAAACTTACGGCCCGCGGCTTCGCCTGTTGTGTGCGTTAGGTTTTGAATAAACTCTAGCGCATGATCGGCAAGCTCAGGAACAAAGCGAAAGGTATTAAGGTCTGATAAATAACGAGCGCAAGCTTCCCTCACTAGTTGCCCAGCGCTTACCTTGCCGCTAATTACCTGCTCGGCGTATTTATTCGCTATTGCCTGGCTGTTCGTCATCTGCCAGCTGCGCGGCGGTTATGTCTGTCGCTTCAAACTTTACTGGCGCTGTATTGTTAGAGGCCCAGTAAATAAGAGCCTGCTGAGCTAGGTAAAGGTTGCGGTACTTTTTGCCGTCTATGCTTTTGCCGTTAATAGTAAGCTCGTAGTGCGTGCCTACTCGGTCGATGCCTGGGGTTTTCTTCTTCTTTGCCATTTTATGCAATCTTAGGTTTTTGGGTTAAAATGCCGAGCTTTTTAATCGGCTCCTTTTTTTCGGGTTTCAAAGCCTGGCGAGCGTTAGGCGTTACGCCAAACAAGCGGCCAATATCGCAGGCGGCTTTTAAACTTTTGTGCTTAATGGTGTGCCAAGGGCTCAAGGTCGGCCCGTGTACGCCTTCCATTACTTCGCCGTGAATCTCGCATTGCTTGCAAGCGTGTTCGTAATTTGCCAGCTCCTTACAATAGCTTGACAAAAGGTTAAGGTCCGTCGAATAAAGGGCCCCGCTCTTGCGTAGCTCTTCGACTGTTACGCAGTAAATTTCGTAAGCGCGGCCAGTTAATTCAATCGGTGGCTGCGGTAACTCGTTGGTTTTCTGTGCTTCCATGTCTTTTTTGTCTTTATAAAAAGTTAGAGTACTCTAACAATTGCTTTTTTATACACTCTTGCGGGTGTGAAAAAACT